TGGATAACTATCAAATTATGTACATATTTGACTGTGGATAACTATTGTGATATCCTATGTATATGTGGGAATCAACTCAACTCTATTTAGATGTTTTACTAACAAAAGAAGACCAAACCAAATGGCTTAATGGCTTTAATTTTGCATTTGACAAAACCCCACAACAGATGATTGATGATGGTTTTGAGTATAGTGTCATGTCATATCTTAGATATCAGGTAGAAGGCCCATACTAAAACCTAACAAACCATCCTATAAAACCTAACAATCCTATGGATGAAACCTAACAATCAATTAAAGCAAACCTAACAAAACTTTAAAAGATTTCCCTATTTTAAAGTAAAACGCCATTTACTTTAAGGTGTCCTGATGCCTTAAAACCTAACAACTTAAGTGTCTATAACACCTTGACCTGTGGATAACTTCCTGATATACTAAAGGTATGACAGATAAACAAACCAACCTCAAATGCACTATATGTTTGCAAAACCTATATATTGATCCAAACAAGCCATATGCTCCATACTACTGTGGTATCTGCGGGTAAATAAAGATTACGATAGATCAGATATTTCCCCATATCCAGCATATCTTCCTATAGGGGTTTATATCTTATACTAGGGATTACGGTCATCACTTTAAATCCCCCGAAATTTTTGCGATTCAATGTGTATGATATAATTATTAAATGACCTACAATAATACAATTGAAGAACCTCAAACAGAACCCAAAATAGATAACTACAACGATATCTGGTCAGCAATGGCTTACCTTAATATTGAAGACTAGTCGTATTGACTTTACCTTCCATAGCCGATATACTTGAGATATGATAAATATGGAAATACCAGACCCATTTCAAACCTTTGTAGCCAACAAATATTCTAATGCTAAAGGCTATGTACATGACTGGTTTAGTGGTGAGTGGTCTTATAAATGTAGTACTTGTAAGGATGATCTTTATGCTCCATCCCGCAAAATTATGACAAAGATTAGATTGTTTCACACACGCAATGAATGCCTTGGAGGTTACTGATGAAAATAGGACCATATACACTACGCAAACCATGGGTTAAGTATGTTAACCTTGAATTAGATCTTGATGAGCAACTTACTAGAGCAGTTATGAATTCAATCAGATCAGATATTGTGGCAGATATTATTTCTCTGGATCTTTGTGATATAGATTGTGATGTTATCCACTACCTAGAAAAAACAACACGAGCATGAGATATTTTAAAAAAGGTTGGCTAAAGGGTGGTGTCTCTGATAGTTGGGGATTTTCTTTAGAGTTTTATCCATCAGAGCCAGCATTGACTATTGTATTTATCCATTGGTATTTAATTATTGAGAAGGATTACACATGAACGAAGCAGAGTTTGATGAACAGTTTAGTGTTGAAGACATTACGAAGGCTATTGTGGATCAGGCTAAGGCTGAGATAAAGGCTCGCTATGGAAATAAGAAACGACATAGGCAGTAGCATCTATGGCTCTGGTGTTCCAGTAGTATTCCTGCATGGGATGGGCTCTAGTTCTTCGGTTTGGAAGCCTATGGTCAAAGCAATAGAGCATGACAGACAATGCATCTTGTTTGATTTTCCAGGACACGGCAGCACTCCCCTTAGAGAATGGGATCCGCTAACGCCAGAGGATATAGCCTCGATCATAATAAACGAAATAGATAAACTAAATATTGAAAAGTTCCATCTGGTTGGTCACTCATTAGGCGGATGGGTAGGTCTGGAGTTATCAACTGCTTATCCAGATAGAGTCCTATCATTTACAGCAATAGCCCCAGCAGGACTTTGGAGACATAAGAATACATATGACTATCCTTCCATCCCCACTCTAAAACTGATGAATATTTTCTTGCCTTTAGTCGCAAACATAATACCTAAAATAGATAAACTAAAAAAGATTGCTTTTGCCCCTTCTGTTTATGATTATAGAAGAGTTGACAATGAATCGGCTAAAGATGCGATAATGGCATTTTCGATAGCCTGTAACTCTTGGTATAACTCTAAAAGGATAAATAAGTTTCAGGTTCAGGCTGAATATCTTTCTAATGGATTTAATAAGCATATAGATCCTAAAGTTCCGATTACTGTTATATTTGGTGATCAGGATGTATCTTTTACTCCCCTCAAACATCAGGATAAGTCTTTGCTTTCAGAACAGGTAAAGTGGGTTTCCTTGCCAGATTCTGGACATGTTCCTATGTGGGATAATCATGACAAGGTTCTAAGTGAGATTAAATTAAATGTATACCGCCGAGATTAGGGATACTAACCAATAGTGCCCGTTTAGGGCATAAAGTAGGTTATTCAACCTCTATTCGTCGCCGAACTTTAAAGACTAATTCCGCCGAACTTAGTAGCCGTGCTATACTTATACAATGACTGGACTAACATGCTCTATATGTGGGCAACCAAATGCTACACAAGTAACTACACATGGAACATATTGCGTATCATGCTACACAAAGTATAATAGGAGCAAAAATGCTTAATGTTCTATGCTTTGATTGTGGCGGAATGTATCAAGTACCATACGGAACAAAAGACATTACAAAGAAATGTCCTAAATGTGAGAAGAAATGATATATAACAAAATAAACTTAGAATACTCTATATGCACAGCACCCAGAGTTGGCTCTTTTTATCTTCAAGACAGAATCCTTCAGCATACTGGGGTATACGTAAAAAAATACCATAGCATAAAAGACAACAATATGATAACCATAGTCAGAGATCCTATTGACATGCTTACATCAAAGTTGTCTATGACTGTTTTTTATGACAAGCATAATCAGACTCTTGATCATATCAGAAATAGCGAAGAGAATACAAATGATTTAAATATTTATCTTGATAGTATAAGCAAGGTAGATGTAGATAAAGACTTTCATACGGTAATAGACTATAGAGACTTGATCAGCAATCCTTTTGAGATTACAAGCGCCTTAGCAGATATTATGGGGTTATCAATTATAAATAAAGAATATAAGGAAAACTCAATAAGAGAGTATCCAGAAAATAGTCATCTTATAACTAGCAAAAATGTTGATGAGTACAACGAAATAAAAGCATATGTGGAGAAGTTAGACCTATCTGCACTATATGAGTTTTACAATAAAGCACTTGCTAGATGTATTAAGATATAGGTATTAGGATAAATCTTTTATAGCCTTATTGATCATTCTTATCAGCCCTTTTCTAGTTATCTTCGAAGCATCAAATGTCTCCGTATAACCCCCTTGTGGCATATCTGCCTTATCTAGGAAATGTCCATGCCTCTTTGTAAGTGTTTGTACAACTAGGGATTCTACTGTTCTTGCTTTATCCCGTTCGGAAAACCACCAATACTGAATTAATATCCAACCCTTAGTCCTATGACTTGCAAATCTTCTACCGCTTACATCCGATATACCTATCTTAATAGCACGATGCACAGGGCTATATAGAATATATAAAAGGGTCATTAGGCTATTATACTTTATATCTACCCATGGTGTATAATGGTTATATGGCATATATAGTTAATGGAATCCCAGTTGGAAATGATCCACCAAGCATAGAAAGAACTGAGTCCTACATGGATTTCTTTCATACTATTGGAAATTCTAGCGACAATATTAAGGTTGTCCCTAACTTCTTAACAAAAGAAGAAATTGAATACTTAATGGACGACATAGACAATAGACATCATATTAGTTTTGTTTCTCAAAAAGACCACGAAGGCAATCCTTTAACCTATATGCACCAGTACAATGGCTTAAATGATATATACAACATTATAGAAAGATGTAGAGAGCAGATTGCTAAATCTTACGGAATTGAAAAAGAAAAGATCAGAGCAAAAGAAAGTTATCTTAGTGTTGTTAAGTGGACTCCAGGAACATATTTAAAGTTGCATGTAGATGATCTTGGATATGTTACAGATAATCATTTGCCAGTTTTAATTTATCTAAATGATGCATACGAGGGTGGAGAGATTAGTTTTGAACTTCACAATATATCCATTAAGCCTAATGTTGGAGACTTTATTGTCTTCCCAGGAAATTTACACTACCCTCATGAAGTTAAAGAAGTTTTGTCTGGAGTCAGATACACTCTCCCAATCTGGTTTACGATAGTTTAAGATGACAGATAATATTAAAAAGAGAATTCTTTTGGATGGTTCTGAGGTAAATGACTATGACTATCCAATAGACTTAATCTTACACACAAGGGCACCAGGCAAATGGAAACTCATTGATCTTGAAACTGGACAAGAGTATCTTGGGTCAGATATATCTCATGACACTTTTGGTGAACTTCTTAGAAGCAAAGTAGCAAAATCCAAGATAGGATCTTGGTTTAAAACAAAAGGAAGAGTAACAAAAAATGGCTAATGCAAAGAAACCTATAACATTCCACTGGATGTGGAGAAGACACTGGCAGATTAATGACAGTATTGAAAACTTAGACCTCAATGGAATTCTAAAGATGGCTCAAGAATTAGATGGTGCTAACGTAAAATCTGTTTTGCTTCCATATGGTCCAGGCGGTATTGATTTTTCTTTAGTTATTCAAGAAGCCCTGCAAAAAACTAATCAGTTGATTATGACAATTGCTCTACCTGCATACGGAACAAGCCCAGACTATGCTGCTAAGATTTGTGAAACACTAAATAGATTTGCTCCTGGAAGAATTGGAGTAAACCTTGTTGCTGGAAGATGGGGCGATGAAGGAAATGGCCCTTCAGAAAAGTTAGTTCTAGATCATTACATGCATGATTCTTCGCTTATAGACACTCTTGAAAAACGAGTGGCAGTATCTGCTGTTTGGATGGATAAGGTTATGGATCTTATGAAGCATCATCAACATAAAACTCATATGGCAGTTGTTGGATCTTCAGACACTACAATCGAAATAGCAAATAAGCATTGTGAGTATATATATGTTGATGATAAACTTTTGTTTAGAGATCAGTTTAAAAAGATTGATCTTGATAAGGTAAAGCCAATAGTCATTGTTGACCCACTTATCACGAATCATCCAGATGATGAAAAACATGTTAAGTATGATAAAAATGCACCAGTCAGACAGCAACATCATTTAATAAAAGGGAAATTGGTAGATGTTGTTGCACAAATAAGAAACCTATCTGAGGAATTTGGTGTTTATGATTTTATGATTCATACTGATCAAGAAGATATTAGCAAGTTGTTGGATATGGTAAAAAACTTTAATGAAATTGTGGTTCCTGAAGGAAATGTCATTGGATACTCTGATCTGACAGTACAAAACTTTAATAATATTGGAAGTGATCCTAGTAACATAAAGATATATAAAGAATATCTTAGCAAAGATGAATGCAAAAATATTATAGAATTGATTAACAGTACAGAAATAAGTAATAATCGTCGTCTTCAAAATGACAATGCTGGCTGGCCTTCTCTTTCTTTGCTATATTATGATTCACTCGACTACTCAGAAAGATATATTCCTCAAGTTCAGTCTTTGATAGAACATGATTATGGTGTAAAACTAAAAGCAAGAAACTCTCGTTTTGCTCAATGGGTACATAATAATAGTACACCAATATCAATAGATGACATGGGTCGTAAAGATTCAAACCATTTGGCAGGCTGGGTATATCTTAATGATGATTATGAAGGTGGAGAACTATCTTTTATTAATCAAAGTTTGTCTTTTAAGCCAAATGCTGGTGATTTAGTTCTATTCCCTGGGAATGCTCACTATTGGTATAGTGTAGGGGCAGCAAATGGTTCAAGATATATTATGCCATTATGGTTTGATTTTACTACATGATATAATAATTGTATGAATAAATCTAAATGTTTTTTTTGTAAGAAAGATGCAACGCATTACGATGTTGTAGTAAATCATGCTGACTACATTATCGCAGATGTTTGTATGGATCATTTATCTATTGGGCTAATTTCATGAAATACAGACCACATCTTACTACATACCCAAGAAGCGGTGCTCATTATTTTGATAGAGTTTTCTATAAAAATACAAAGTTCCATATTGAACACTCTCACAGCGTAGACTGGCTGTATGATAGAAAAAATAATAAAGCAAGAGTAGTAATTACAATAGCGAGAGATCCTAAAGACAGTATTGCTTCATACATAGCACATGAGAAAAATAAGTTTTCAGGGCTTGACTGGTATGTCAATGATACCAGAGTCAGCCAGATTATCACAGAGTATATAGTTATGTACAATTTCTTGTATGAGCATGCAGACTATGTTATAGATTTTAATGATCTTGTTGGAAAACCAGAAGAAACGGTTAAAAGATTGTTTACTTTGCTAGATGTAAATGAAAAAGATTGTCACCTTTTTGATGGACATTTTGGTCATGAAGACCCATTTTTTGTTGAGTCAAGCAAAGAATTACCAGGGTACGATAGGGCAAGACTTGATGACTTCAATCTTGATTTATGTTATTTTTACTATCATAGACTTTTAGGGAAAAAGATTGAGGTATAATTAACTATGTCTTTTATAACAAGTAATATTTTAGATTTTTATCAAAGCAATAAGCACACGCACTGGTATCTGCAAAAATATTTTTCAAATAGCAATCTATACGGTATGTTTTCTCCGTATCAGAAAGACCCTATCTTAAAACAGTGGGATGGAAAAACTAATTTTGTTCCAACAATTGATGAGCATAACACATATGATATAAATAAGTTTGGTTTGCGTGGACAAATTGATGAAAATTCGGATGTGCTTGCATCTGGTTGCTCCCTAACTTTTGGAATCGGTGTTCCAGAAATAGGCAGGTGGTCAAATATCCTAGGGGAAAAGATAGATAAAAATATTGTAAACTTAGGAAGCCCTGGGGCCTCTGTAGAAAGTACTGTCAATACTGTTATTCAGTATTCTATGAATCAAAAGATGCCAAAAGAAATCTTTTGTTTGATGCCAGATTTTTTTAGACGCAGAGTCGTGGTAGACAAAGAATTTTTTAAGCAAAAACATAACAAAGAAAGAGTTATTGACAATGACTCATTAAACTTAGAGTACTGCTCTCCAGATATTGTTCGAGAAGAGGGCCTCATAGTCATGAAGGTTGAAGATCAAAGGTATATAGAAGATGCGCTATCACCACATCAACTAATCTTAAATTCTATAAATGCTATTTATTTTTTGGAGTCATTTTGTGCAACAAACAATATAAAACTGCATTGGACAACATGGGATCTGCCAAGTCAAAAAATAATGGAAGAGTTAAGCAAGTTTAGAAATTTTAAATTAAAAAACTATACACCATTCTTCCCTTCTAATAACCAACTTGGTGCTGGAGACTTTGTAATAAACACATGTCAACTAGGCCATAACTCTATATTTAGAGAGCATATATCATGGCTTGATGGAAGAGACTATTCAGTCAGAGATGGTAAAAAAACTACAAGATATTGCCATCCAGGAATTCATTTCCATACGCACATGGCAGAATTTTTTTACAATTTATATAATTAAAGATATGCAGTTTGACTTATTCCTCTAAAAAGTGTATAATTGATATATGAAGACATCAGAAGAGCACTGCGAGATTTGCAATTTGGGCAAAGGCTCAGAGTGGTTTTGGGAAGCCCACCAAACAATGAGCGATGGAAAGGTTTGGTGCGTTAATGCCAAAAGATCCTAAAATAATGTCTATGGACTGGCGCAGTCTTGGGTATTGGCCAGTTTGGAAAGACGGTAAAAAAGTTTGGGTGCCAAAAGATGATAAACTATTTGATAAAGTATTGGAGGATACTGAATGATTCATGCACTATTTTTAATTCCAGCATTTGTTATGGGATATGTTGCCTGCTATGTTGCAATGACATATAAGGTGGATCAAAATTAAAAGACCAGCATACATATTTGATGTGGATGGAACTCTTGCCAATGTAGATCCATATATACACCTTGTTCGTGGCTCTAATAAGGATTACAACGCCTTTCATGAGGCTTCTATTGATGCCCTGCCACATATCGAGGTAGTAGAGATGCTTAACAATGCTTTTTTTGATCAGATGGATGTAATTATTGTTACATCTAGAATGGAAAAATGGCGTGGGCTTACATCGTATTGGCTTGCTAAAAACGATATCGGACACAATGCGCTATACATGCGTAAAGATGGAGATGTTAGACCTGACTACGAGGTTAAAGCAGATATACTAAATGAAATTAAAAAGTATTGGCATGTAGTCCATGCAGTTGATGACAATCCTAGCATAATTACTCTTTGGGGCGCTAATGGCATTCCAACTACAAAGATCGGAAACTGGGATGGAGACAAGTCTTGACACCGATTGTTCAGTATGGTATGATTAGTATATGAGCGAACAAATTAAAAAAGTCTATGAATGCAAAGAGTGTGAAACTGTGATCACAATTGAAACAAGTGTTCACGAATTACCAGAATCAATCATTTGTCCTTGTGACAATACAGCAGAAAGTCAGTGATATAAATGAAACAGTCTAATAACAAGGTGTCTCAGCACAAGATCAAACGAGCAAATAAGAACAAGAAGAGAGTTCAGGCAAAACCACAACTTTCTAAGTTTGAAAGAAAACAGGCTTTCTTGAGAGAGCAGATTATTCAGCAGTCTTTATATCTTGCATCTCAAAATATTTAAGGATTAACTAAATGATTGATCACGATAAGTTAAAAAAGATTCCAGAAGAAATTAAGTTGTATATAATAAAAGAACATATTAAGAAACAGTACTATTGGACTGTTGGAATAATGTCTTTTCTTATTGGAACATTCTTTGGAATATTAATTAAATAGGGACTAGCACCAGTAGCCAAGTTGGTCAAGGCCCCGAACTCATAATTCGGTTATCGTAGGTTCAAGTCCTACCTGGTGTACTAAGCATCTGTAACTCAGTTGGTTAGAGTACCTGCCTTATATGCAGAGAGCCGAAGGTTCAAGTCCTTCCAGATGTACAAAATAATTAAATAGTGTAATGCGGATGTTGCATATTGGTAGTGCCTCTGCCTTCCAAGCAGAAGGGGTCAGTTCGATTCTGATCATCCGCTCTCAGAGTATGGATCTGAACAATCCATGCAAAGATGGTTATACTGAACCTTACGCTGTCACCTACATCATACGAAGGCGTTCAGGCTGATGGAGATTGCTCTGTGGTCGTGACTAGGTATAACAGCCAGCAGGTGGTTTAGGTTAAGAACCAAAGCCGTGGCTGGCACTTAGGGTCTAAGTGTTACGGAAGCACTACCGTCTCCAAAGCGGTAAGCCTAGGTTCGACTCCTAGAGACTCTGCAAGGCTTCTCTAGCCCAATTGGTAGAGGCACCAGATTTAGGATCTGGGGGTTACAGGTTCAAGTCCTGTGAGAAGCACTAAGGCTCCATCGTCTATCGGTTAGGACTCCAGATTTTCAATCTGGCAAGACGGGTTCGACTCCCGTTGGGGCTACGGAAGTATGGCAGAGTGGTCGAATGCAACGGTTTGCTAAATCGTAGATCGAAAGATCCATAGGTTCGAATCCTATTACTTCCGCTTTTCTCCCCTCGTCTAACGGTAGGACTCCAGGTTTTGGTCCTGGCTATTGAGGTTCGAATCCTTGGGGGAGAGCAAGTCCTTCTAGCCCAGTGGTAGAGGCAGTAGACTTAAAATCTATA